AGTTTCTCAAATACTTCTCTTAGTTCTTTGCTTAGTTCTTGTTTCATTGTTTTATTTTTTAGTTAGTAATTGTTTTATTTCGTAGTTTAAAATGGAGTGTCGTTTTCTTCTTGGTGCTCGTGGCTTAAATCCCTTACATTAGTCCATTTGCCAGCACCGAATGGTGTTAATACTTTCTCTTTTATTTGCTCAATGGTTTTATCGGTGTCTTTGAACGAAGTATTCGCTCCGTTAAATTCAAAGTTAATAGTTTCTAAGTTGCCATTTCTATGTTTAGCAATAATTAATTCGCAAATATCGGGTGAATTTTCATTTTTTGAATAGTATTTATCCCTGTATAAGAAAGCCACAATGTCAGCATCTTGTTCTATTGAGCCGCTCTCTCTAAGGTCGCTTAACATCGGTCTTTTATCCCCTCTGCTTTCAACTGCTCTGCTTAATTGGCTAAGTGCGTAAACGGGAACTTCCAACTCTTTAGCCATTACTTTTAAATTTCTTGATATTTCGCTTATTTCTTGCTCTCTATTTCCTTTTTGTGATCCACTTGCAAGCTGCAAATAATCAACTACAATAAAATCTAAGCCATATTTGTTTTTTACTCGTTTAGCTTTCAACTTCATTTTTGGTACGCTTATAGCTGCGCTATCGTCAATAAGTAAACTCATTTTAAGTATGCGCTTACGTGCGTTGTCTAACTTTTCCACTTGGTCAGCGTAAACCTTTTTATTTTCTATATTCCTACCATTTAGCCCACTTAATTGGCTTTCTACTCTGCGTATTAATTGTTCACGGCTCATTTCAAGGCTAAAAAACAAAACACTCTTTTTGCTTTCGGCTATTTGTGTGCATAGTTGCAAAACAAATGCAGTCTTACCCATACCCGGACGGGCTGCTAAAATTATAAGTTCCCCTTTTTTATGTCCATTAGTGCAAATGTCTAACTTTTCAAAGCCCGTACTTAATCCTTTGCCATTGTTTAAAGTTCTTTCTTGTTCAATATCCTTAAATACTTCCCCGCTTAATTTTGGAAAAGTAGTATCTTGAAAGTTAATAGCGTTGTCAATGTCGCTAAGAAGTTTGTCAGTAACGTTAAAAATATCTTCCTTTTCGTAACATTTGTGTATGGCTTCGTTACATACTTGTATAGTGTTTCTACTTATCCAAAATTGGCTAATTAGCCTTGCATGGTATTCAATATTTGCACTACTTGAAACATTACTACTTAATTCAGCAATATAAACATACCCTCCAACCTTATCCAGTTGCTTTGTTTCTTTCAATATTGCGCTTAATGTTAAAATATCAATAGGCTTGCTATCATTATTTAACCTAATCATTGCACTAAATATAATTTCATGTATCGGCTCGTAAAAGTGTCTTGGCTGCAAAATATCAATTACTTTGCTAAACGCTTCTAATTCTAAAAGTATAGCACCTAATATGGCTTTTTCTAAATCAATTGCTTGAGGCTGAATAAGCCCTAATCCGTCTATCTTTTCCATTACTTTACTTTTATCCAATTAAAAAAATGTCTTGTAAAATTGTTGTAGCTATCGGTAAGAACTCCACCTTTAACCTTATGCGTATAAAATTGCTCAATAGTTGCTTTAAAATCTAAATTAGGGTAAAGCATTGCAAATAACTCCGAATGTTCTTGATTTTCTAAAAGTAGGTTTGAAAGTTCTATTAAGTTTAGATTGTTTAAAAAAACATTGGGTGGCGCAGCTTTTGTATTTATTACACTCTCACTATCATTTACATTATCATTAACACTATCATTTACATTAACACTATCAGTTGAATTTGTTGAAGCTTGTTCAACACTTTCAACACTTGTTGAATTTGTTGAAGCTTGTTCAACAAATTTTAACGCTCTTAATTCTGCTGAACGCTTACCCGCTTCACTTCTTTTTGATTTAACTTCAATGAATTTAACTAAATCCCTTTTTAAAGTTAGTTCAATTGGTTTCCATGCAGTCAATAAAAGTCTATCCGTTAAAATAGGGTTTTTGTCATTTACATAATCAAATAAATGCCTAAATAATACGCCCATTTCTTCATTTGTTAAATGTTCTAAGCTTTTTATCATATCTGCATACAACACAAAAGATTTCTTATTTTCTGCCATAATTTTGTAAATTAAAAAAGCCTTTTCACTTTCGCTTAGGCTCTCACATCTAAGTTACTTGTAAAAAGGCTTTATAAATAAAGTTCTTTTAGTTGCTATAACGTGAGAGCGCAACCATTTACAAAATCAAAGTTAAATAAAGTTTAGAACTTATCCAACTCTTTTAGCGACCAATTTTTGAAACTTTCAAATTTAGCCTTAATTTCATTAACGCTATCGTTTGATAAATCAGTATTAGGTAACTGAAAGCTATTTACCCATGCTTCCATTTGTTTTTTAATTGGTGCTTTTGCTAATCTTTCAGCTTCTTTTTTAGCTTCTAATTCTGCTTGCTCTTCTCTTTGCTTAGCTTCACGCTCTGCACGTTCTTTCGCTTCTAATTCGGCTTGCAATTTAACTTGTTTTGCTCTTTCTTCTGCTAATTCAGCTTGTCTTTTGGCTTCTAACTTTTCAGCTTCTTTACGTGCATTTTCACGCTCTAATTCTGCTTGTTTTGCTGCTTTTTCTGCTTCGGCTTTTAAGCGTTCATTTTCAAGTTTTATTTTTTCTTGTTCTTCTAAATACTCTTTTTTAGCGTTTACCAAACTTTCTAATAGTTCTTTATATTCATTTTCGCTTAAATCTCTTAAATTTGTTTCAGCATTAAAGAATTGAATATAAGGCGCAATTTCGTATTTTCTTGTACGCTCTAAATCATCTAATCTAATTTGCTCTAATCTTTCTGATTCGGCTTTTGCTTCTGCTTCTTTGATTGCTTTGTAATCGGTTTCTTTTTTAGAAAAATACGCTTCCCAAACTTCGCTATCCATTTCTGCAAGTTTCATTAAATTTACATTTTCAACTCCAAAAGGAACTAATAATGCTTCACGCTCACTTTGTAATTTAGCTAATCTTTCTTTTTCTTGATTAACAAAATAGTTTTGTATTTCTTCCAACTTTTCTTCCATTTGTTCAACTGGTAGAGTAATCTTGTTTTTGATTGCATCTACATATCTACCAGCTGCAAGGTAATACGCTTTTTCTACTTTGTGAATATCCGAAATACTTGTACGAATTTTAACTAAACGCTTTCTTAATTCGTTTGCTTTAATTACAAGTTCGGGCGTTATTTCACTTGTAATGATTTCATTATATTGCTCAACGTATGCTTCACGTTCTGCAATCTTTGGCGTAAATGCGCTTTCAATTTGAAGTGCTTTTGTTTCTTCTAAATTAAATTCGCTTGCTGGTACTAACATTTCTTTGCTCATAATTTTTATTTTTTAAAATTAAAAAAGGCTTACTCTTATCATTTAGCAATGGGACTACTAAAATCAAAAAATAAGCCGTTAAAAGTTCTTATTGAGTGTCCCATACTCAAAATTTACTCCGCTAAGATAATACTTAGCTTTGGATTATCAAAATTTATTCAAAATAAAGTTAATGGTTATCGGGATATTGTTGCATACCTTTTATGCAATCCATTAAGTAAGTTTCACTTTTCATAATTTCGATTTTTCTAAACTTTCAAAATACTTTTTTTCTAAGAATACATCCAAATCCTTAGAAATATCAGTTAAGTCGTTTAAAGCTTCTTTGTATTGTTCTGGATTGTCAATTTTGCCTATTTTTAAAAGCGTATCAATATAAGTTTCACATTCCTTAGTGAAAGCCTTTCCTTTTGATTTTAAAGCAAATTTAACAACTCCTTGCGCTTCGAGTGCTTCGTAGCGTTCTATTACTTGCGTGCATAGCAAAAGTAAAATGTTTAGTTCTTTTTCTATACTTAGCATATTGTTTCACTCATTCCAAATTTATTGTATCCAAATAAATCAAAGTAACCATTGTTTAAACCTTGCTTTAACCATGTTTCTGCTTTCTTTTGAGCGTGTTTTTTAGCGTAATAATTCCATTCGGTTTCGGGAACTGGAGCGTAAATAGTGCCTTTTTCGGCTTCTATTCCTTTGATTAATCCCATTGCTTGCAAATCGTTTAATCTGCTGCTAAAATCTCCTTTGTTTGGCTTTCCTAATGTTACTTTTAAACTATCTAAGGTTTGAAGCCTACCTAAAATAAGGCGGTAAATTTGCACCTTTTCGCTTTCGTGTTTTCCACTTTCCATTCCTTGAAGAAAAGCGTTTCTGCTTGCTTGTGTCATTGGTTAAAGTTTATTTATCTCTTTTTCTAACTTATCAAAGTCTGGTTCCATCCATTTACCTAGCAAATCATAGTACTGCTTCTTAAAGTCAATTGCATCATTAAGCGCTTTCTTTAAACCTTCAATTTTTTGAAAAACAATCTTTGTGCATTGAGCTCTTGAATATCGAATAGCATCTTCCTTATTGGCAAAGAAAATAAAATTTGTACTGTAGCCTTCAACTTTACCCTTCATTATTTCATTTTGCACTCTTGCAATTTTGCTGTTAATACCAATAATAAAGCTATTTTTACTTATTTCAGTAATTGGGAACTCTTTAACTTCAATTGTGTTAGGTTCAATTCTATAAACAATATCGCATATGTTTAAATCTGTAAATTTCTTTTTCATTTTGTTTTAGTTTTTGGTTAAAATTTTAAGGTTAATTCTTCGTTTGGTAGTGGACAAATAATGTCCATATTTTCACGCATCCATTCACGTATCTTGTCATGGTATTCTTCCATTTCAATAGTAGAATTTTCACTTGTGGACTTTAATAATTGTACTACTTCGGCGGTCTTTTTGTTTACTTTTTCTTCTCGGTTAAATGTGCTTTTTAAATGTTCGTGAGTATTTTTAATATCCCAAATTTCGCCAAAGCAATCGTTAACACCTTGCTGAAACATTGGAATAATAACGCCCCAATAATACCTATTTTGCTCATTACTTCGTTTTTTGCGTGAGCGTTCAAAAGTAATGTCTATTTTCTTACCCTCGAAACTTGCCACTATTTCGCTTAATTTCTTTCGATTAGTGGCTAAAGTTCCGTTTTTTACTTGGGTAGATATTGTTACTTTTTTCATACTAACTGCTTTAATAGATTTTTTAAACCTCTGCAATCTTTTATACTTTTACCCGTTGCCCACCCTTTGTAAGGATAAAAAGTAATTTCTTTATCTTTGTATGGGAACTTAATAAAATTCTCGCTTATTTCGGTTGGATAAATTCCTATTTTTTGAAGTTCGTAAATAGAATGTTCACACCTTCTTTCGGTTTCTTGTTTTATAAATTCTTTCATTTTAAAAACTTTTTACTACTTTCGATATGACTATTCCAAAAATTGTCAGCGTATTTATGTGCTGCTTCAACTCGCTCAATTAATCTTTGTATATCCGATTCATTTCGTTCACATGAAAAGATTTTAAGCCTTTCGTACTTTGGTATCGGATTTGGCGCAAGTTCTCCAAAAAAGCAATTATTTGATAGTTGCGTTAATGCTTTTACATACTTTTCATTGTATGTATCAAATCCAAACTCTGCAAGCAATTTATCGTTTAATGATTTAAACATTGCATGAGGCATATCAACCAAACAATAAGCTAAATCAAAATATTGCTTATCGTAAAGCCTACAATAAACTTGACCTTGCCAATAGTAAAGGTCTTTAAAATCCGCTTCAAAGAAAGTAAAAATGTCAAAACTGCTTTTTATATCCGTTACTTTATTTTCGCTTAACAAATCACATTCGCCAGTAAAATAATCGTCCGTTATCCTTGTTGTTCTGTGGTCATAAAATTCGCCAGTAACATCACAAAGCAAATCGACACTATCTTGTTCAACCAATATACCTTTTTCAAGGTATTTAGATTTTATTTCTTTTCTACGTTTAGTTTTAAATTCAATTACTGAATTTCTTACAAAAGTCTTAGCCGTTTCACTTAGTTGTGGATTTGCTTTTTTGTATCTAATGTCTTGAAGTTCGGCTTCCATGTTTGGAGTGAGTGGCTTACCTAAACCGCCCGCTCTTTGCTCTAATTCAAATAGTTTTGATTCTTGGATGTCGGTTAATCCAAAATTACCAACCATTAAATTACCTACTCCAGATGCTCTAAATTTTAACCCTTGCATAACTCTTCCATTTTTTCAGTGTACAATAAACTAAGTTCTAAATTTTCGCCAGCTACATTTGCAACTTTTAATAATTGTTCTTGACTTGTAGCTGCTAAGATTGCTTTCTTTGCTCTTTCGTGTGCCTTGTCGTCTGCACTTTCTGCAAGCGTTAAATCAGCAGTATAATTAAGCGTATCTTTTCGGTTTAAGTTAGCACCAAACAAGTTTCCGAAATGGTCGCACGCATCTTTTATGGCTATTGTTTTAGCCATTGGATAAGCCATGCTTAATGCTCCGTTATTTATGTTTATTAAGTCGCTTGGGCTTGTACCTTTTGCCGTTTGTAATTGGCTTGCTCCTATACCATCATGAAACTCCATTTCTCCCGTAATCGGGTGTTCATAGTGAACTCTAACTACAACATAAACTCCGTTAAAGCTTGTACCCTCTCTTAATATTTCAATTCTGTATTTCTTGAAAATCTTTTGAAGTAAAAACTCTATTTTATCAATAGGTAAGTATTTATATGGCACTTTAACTTTTGTGCCATTTCTTTCTACTTCTTGCTTAATATATGGGTGTTCTTTTACCCATTCTTTTTTTGGTTCGTTGTTTAGTAATGTTAAAAGTACATCGTTTTTGTATGCAACTTCTTTATCAAGATACAAGTCTTGAATTTTAGGCAAATTTTTCTTTTCCATGTGTTTTAGTTTTTTGGTTAATGATAGCAAAGATAAACAATTTTATCAAATTGAGTAAATTAATGGTAATTTTCTTTGTAGTACTTATTGGCATCTTCATATTCTGCAATATCTTTATCATTCTCGGTTACGTAGTTTGCATCGCTAAATCCATTACGATACCCTTGATTAAAAGCTAATTTAATTTGGACTTTTTCTTTTTCAAGTGCATTTTTAAGCATACCATAAAAAACTTTCATTGATATTTCAACTCCACTATCGTAATCCATAGCAACAATATCCATAATTTCTTGAATTGCAGTTTTATTTTCCATTTATTTCAGTTTAATTATTTAAAAAATTGTTTCAAATCCTCACATTTGCATTTGAAAATTTCAGCAAGTGCGTACATTTCTTGAGCAGTCCAGGTAGAACCAGAACGCTTTTTGTTGTATATACGTTCATTGTTCATTAGCTTTCCTATTGAAGCCCAAGTAAAGTTAGTTTTGTTCTTTTCGTTGAAGTGCTTAATAGCATCGTCTAAGTTTAATTGTGTGCTTAGTATTTTCATAGTTTTTTAATTTAATGCTTTATTAATTGCGTTATTTAATTCATTTTCCATTAAAATATATCCGTGATGCCCTTGCTCTATTAGTTGCTTGTTTAATTTTTGAACATCTTTTAAAGCATTTTGACAAGCTGCCAATAATTCGGGGGCTGCTGCTATAAGTTTAGCGTTTGCTTTTCCCTCTTTTAACTTAGGGTCGTTTTTAGTCCAATCGTTATCCCCTTCATTGTAATGCTTTGATTGTGCTACCCTTATTATACCACTCGATATAGTTGTTTCATAAGAATGCTCTCTACTTATTTTCCATTCTCCTTTTGTTCCTTCAAATTCTTTCATAGTTTTTTAATTTTTCCGTTATCAATTAGTTTTTTCATGTCTTTTTCTAAGTATCTTCTTTGTACTGGCTCGCTTCCGTTGTAGCTTACTGAACAAATCCAAACATCTTTGTCAATGCTTAATACTTCGCATTTTCTGTGTTCGAGTTGAAATTTAAAGCCTTTGTGCATTAAATAGCCATTCGACATTCATATTCACAATCATCGCAGCAATTACATAAAGTATTTGCATCATTATTTATATCGTGTTTGTATGGGCAAATGTGGTCTTCTTCAGCATCTTCATTATTACAACATGAGCATTTATTGTTATCCATTTTCTTTTATTTTTAATTGTTACTTAAATTTTAGTACATATCCACCGAAATAAGGTGTGTATATGTAGTTTTTGTTTAATTCATATTACCAATTTGTAAGTTAGGCGAAATTATGACGGAGCGTTAATAATCGTAAAATGTGTTACTATACATAAATCGCCTTCTAAATCATATCCTTCATAAAAACCATTTTTATATTTAAACATAGTTTTATTAGATAATGGATAAACATTTATATGACTATCTTCATACCAAACAGCCCTTTGAAATCTACTACACTCTTTATCACATAAGTTTTCTTGCCATATTAGTATGTTGTTTTCAGGTTTGATGTTTTTTATTTCGGATATTGGAATCCAATTAACTTTGCCTAAAGCAAAATTTTTATTTACTACTGTATCTGCAAAAACAAACTTTAGTAGTTCTATTTGGCTTTGTGTTAATGGTTCGCCTTTTAATGAACATCTTTTGTTCACCCATTCAATTTTATGTATTAAATCTTGTTCTGTCATAATTTTGTTCTTTTCATCCGTAAATAAAAACTATCGTTTAACCACGAAACGTTATACACTACCTCAAGCCATCCCATTCTTCTATCAAGTCATAAACTTGCATGAACTCACTACCTTTATATCCTAAGATATTGGTAATTTTAATAGCTAAATCGCTGTTTAAAATATGTCCGTAGAACTTGTTACAAGTTTTGTGAACTTCATCTCTTTTGTTTTCGTTTACCCGCAACCTGGTTACGATGTAAGTGCCTAGACTACCTTTCATTATTTTTTCATGAATTGTTCAACTAATAAAATATACTTTTCATACTCGTTTATTTCGCTTTCGGAATATCCCTCATTTAAGCCTATTTCATTAAAGTTTGCTTTCCATTCTTCAATAGTATGGGTATGGCAACCAATCGAAATACTATTATTCCCAACGTATGTTACACTATGTTTTGAGCCATTTAAATAAATACCATTTACAAGTTTTATTCCGTGGCCTATTGATGCTCTGTCGCCTATTGATGCTCTGTCGCCTATTGATGCTCCGTCGCCTATTGATGCTCTGTAGCCTATTGATGCTCCGTCGCCTATTGATGCTCTGTCGCCTATTGATGATCTGTAGCCTATTGATGCTCCGTCGCCTATTGATGCTCCGTCGCCTATTGATGCTCCGTCGCCTATTGATGATCTGTAGCCTATTGATGATCTGTAGCCTATTGATGCTCCGTCGCCTATTGATGCTCCGTCGCCTATTGATGATCTGTAGCCTATTGATGATCTGTAGCCTATTGATGCTCCGTCGCCTATTGATGCTCCGTCGCCTATTGATATTTTTCTACTTAAAAATTCCTTTTTTAAATCTTCTAAGTTTTCGTAATTGTGAGATACCCAATTATAATTTTTATCTCTTAAATAAAGTGTTTTCATAATTTTAGTTTTATTGGTTAATGTCGTATTGACGGTTATTGTTCTTCAATGTTATCTTCAAAATCATCTACAATATCTTTACTTAATTTAATAAGTTTTATTGCATACTTTCTTTCGCTTTCCGAAAGTTCGTCTAAATTTTTGCTTGCAAGTGCTTCAAAACAATCTTGTAAATCTCTGTATGTATTTTCAAACATACAATAACTCATATTTGCCATAGTTTTAATTTTAGTGGTTAATAATTATACAACAAAGATAAACAAAGTTTTTAATTATTTATCAAATTGAGTAAAAAATATTTAAGAAAGTTGTAAAAAAGCAAAAGGGGCTATTAACCCCTTTGCTTCGGTAACCAGCCGATTAAAAACTAAAACTAACAACAGATAGGCATTGCACCTACTATGAAAATCTTAACAAAGATAATAAAGTTAGTTGGATTACAAATAAAAAAGCCTTAATTTTTAATTATCCCTAACTTATAAAAAATCTTTAACTTTTCCCCTATAAACATTCCACTGCCTAACAAGCCAACTAAGCCACCGCCACCTGTTAAAGCTTGTGATAAAGTCATATTCCATAAAAAAGTCTTAATAGTTGAAAAGAACTGAAACACAAAATTAGTCTTAGTTTCTTTCTTGTTATTACTCTTATTCTCTTTAGCTTCAAATTTTGCCACTTTTACCGCCTTTTTTCCCTCATTCTTGATAGTTTCGGCTTCTTGCTTGGTATCCGCTTCATTTAGCTTTATTTCTGCCTTAGCTTCGATTTTTGCAAGTTTAACATCCTGGCGATTAGTTGGCTGATCTATTATGATATTGCCATCTTGTTTAGCTTCGATAATTGTAGTTAATCGGATTACTTCCTTTTCGCATTCGCTTAGTTTCTTTTTCGGAGTTGCGAAAATGGATAGTGGGATTAATATAAGGATTAGTATTTTCACGCTTTTAGTTTACTCAAAGATACTAAAAAGGAACATCACTATCAACAATTATTTCAACTTTTTTATTAATAGTAGTTGTCATGCTTACACATTGAGCAATAGTCTTTTTGTCATTCGATATTCGATAACCATCTTTATTTCCTATTTTTATAATGTTCAACTTTTTTAAAGTAGTACAATAGTTATTATTAGTTGGTAACTTGTAAAGTTCTTTTTTATGCCAACCATAAAAAAACTTTTTATAATAAAATCCTTTTTTAAATATCATTTTTTACCGAATTTATAAGACATAGCGATTAGTTAGCAGAAATTGCCGCTTAGTGATACGCATGATGATGCCTTAGTAGGTTTATTTGAGTGTCAGTTTCATAATGGCAGAGTGAACATTTGATAAGCGGCAACTGTCTGCTAACATCAGATAAAACGATATTTTTACCCTCAGTTTGTAGGTAGCTTTCAACATTCTGCACCAAATCAGCTTCATCGGTTTGTGCATCCTCTGGCATCGTGGCTTTGTCATACCATTTTGCGTATTTAATCAATTCATCTTTTATATTCATATTCGTTTATTTAAGTCGGGTAAAAACATCGTTTATCTGCGAGCCGTTATGCAGAAAGTTTAACTGACCTTAACCACATAATGCCTTTTTAGATATTTTTCAAGCGGGATAAATTTATCGTTCATATCTCTTTGTGATACCATTGTACATAATATGCCGTTTTTACTAATTATTCTTTCCCTTGACTTCCATTTCTTTGAAGTATATTCAAAAATATCTCCTTCTTTTAATTCATTTCCTAGTGAATCAAAAAAACCTTCTGCTAACATTGGTTTTGCGTCATTGGGGACTTTTGTGTTATCTATAATCATTTGTGCTATATTTAAAATTTGTACTATCAATCGGCTTTAGTGCTGGAAATCCCCAACGAACGCAAAGCCCGAAAACGTTAGCAGTAATAAAACTACTGCCTACGCTCGTGAAGTTCGCAAAAGCTATGTTCAAAATCAAAGTATATAAGCATATCTTTATTGCTTTTATCATCAAATTGAACTGAGCAAACCCATCCACATTGTTGAGTAATTGAACCTTTGCCGAATTTTATTTTATCATCTAACCATCCATATGCTTTTTGATTACCATTCCACGGGTGGCACATTAGTTTCTTTTGATGTTTGCAATTACAACAACAACTCCCATCGTGCCAACCTTTATCACAATTACTACTGCTAACACCAGCTATATCCAAGCTGGGTTGTAGTGGTGTATTCGATTTTTCTGCTTTCTTTGTCATTTTGTGTATTTGGATAAGTTATTACTATTAAATCCCAGCCTGTACATAGCTGTAGCCGTTATAAGCCATTTTAGGAAACCGACTTCGACAGAAAATTTACAATAGCATTTAACCCTTCTTCTTTAGTATTAAATGTTTCTAAAAAATCAGTATCTACCAATTTACCTAAATTATTTGTGGATGTTACGGATGCTAAAAATGTGTTTCCGCCATTCATTGTAAATAATGAATACTTTTCTGTTTTGTCTGCATTATACTTTTCATAAGCATAGCAGAAGTCAGGTCTTTGTCTGTTTTTTACGATTTTAAATTCTGATAAATTCATTTATTTTTAAATTAAATTGTTACGCCAAACACTAATAAAAACGGCTTATAACAGTGGTTTGGCAAAATACCGCCACAAGCCTTTGTACTAAATTTAAACATTCTGCAAGGCGGCACTTCGCCAAGCCCCAAAACGTTATACGCCATTTAAGAGAACAACGTCATACCCGACTGCTTTTCCATTCTTGACTTATCATAACCAAATTTTGCAACATCTAATTTGACTTGTTTCTCTTCCATTATCCATTGATTAGCTTTTGTATAAAACTCTTTTTTAATTTCAAATCCATATCCTTTACGATTTAATCTTTCAGCAGCTACAATTGTAGAACCACTACCAGCACAAGGGTCAATTACCACATCACCTTCATCTGTAAAAATTGAAATAAGAGTTTTTAAAAGTTCAACAGGCTTTTGAGTAGGGTGTATTTTTTCGCTTTCATTATCTCTTGGCCAGTCAATGCAGTTAAAAATCATTTTACCATTATTGTTGAATTTTGGCAACCTATCACGATATAGCACTAAACCATATTCGCAATTACCTACTATTTTCATATTAGCTTTTAATACCTGAGCAGAAAAGTTTTTGCGAAAAACCAAATTGATATATTTGTTCAATCCGTATCTTTTTGCGAGTTCAATTAAATACATTTGTTGGTCAAAAGCACAAAATATAATCATACAAGGTGCATCGCCTTTTTGTCTTGCTTCGCCTTCAACTTTTACTTTTTTACTTTCTGATTTTAACATAGTTGAGCAAAAGTGCATAAATTCAGCAGGTCTAAAATCCTCATCAGTATCAAAGAAACTTTTGCCAGCCAAATCACTTTCGCCATTGCTATTATCACCGTCTTTGTACCAGGCAGGATTTGAAGCATAGGCATTATTACCCAAGTTGTAAGGTATATCAGCTATTATCAATTGTGCTTTTGGAATTGTATAGCGTTTGTAATTTTGAAAATGGTCTCTGTAAATCATAATTATTTTTGTTTTGTGCCAAGAAAAAACGGCTTATAACAGCGGTTTTAAGAAATGGCGGGTTTAGTGATTAATTTAAACATTGTGT